CCCGCTATTACTTATATCTGAGAATCCAAATTTATCTCCACAAATATTTACTAAGATATATTGTTTTGATTTCATTATTATCTCTATAATTAATTTAGAAACAATAAATTATCAAATTATCCAAGTAAGATCAATCACTCAACACAACTCTCAAATTCTTAATCCGTTCTTTTAATCGAATCATCACATTGTCTATAGCGATTAATTCGCTGTGTCTTAGACCTGATCGACTCAAGTTCTGATACTTTGACAGCTCAGCACTGCAAAGCTCTAAGTCTTTTCTAGCCTGTACTGTGTCTGTCATATTTCACCAATCCGACCAAGGATTTAAAGCTCTTGGTTTGTTTTTCTGATACTTCCAATTTTTATAGTCTTGGTACCACAAGTAGGAAAAAACCAAAATCACACAAATCAAGATTACAAATAAGACTTCCATCACAACCGACCTTGACGTTTATACTTACGTCTTTTGGCTTGAGATACCTTGTTGGGTTTTGATTTTCCTTTTACTGGCTCTTGCCACGTAATTGAATCCCAAGCACTTACACTTCTCTGCGCAGGCTCGGCAAACGCTGCGCTCATACCCAATGCTACTAATACAATTCGACCTAAACGCATGGCTTTCTCCAAGACAAAATAAAACCCCTTTCGGGGCAAAGGAAACGTAGCGAAAGGTTATAGGCTTGTTTGCTGACCAACAGCACGCACAAGAGCCATAATGCCTGTTTGAATATCAGTCTTGCCGATTTGTGCCCATCGTAATGGCTCAGCTTCTTCAAAACGACGATACTCATGACATTCATCTGTATTGCCGTTGTATACAGTATAAGGACGACCTTCGAACTGGTGACCTTCAATTGATTTACGTGCATTCGAGAATTTAACTTCTGAATCCGTATCAAGACGACCTGTTAACTCAGCCTGTAAAGCTAATAATTCAGCGCCTTTTTCTTTAATACGATTCATCAAGTCGATTTCTTCTTGAGATAGGTCACGATAACCTGTGATTTTTTGGTGTTGGTTTTGCATTTCACTTTCCTCTAGGCATTAAAAAACCCCTCGGAAGGGGTTTTGGTTATTTATTTAAATGTTAAAAACATACATTCGCATCTCTATCCACCTTGTCATGAAAACGACAAAGATTAACTGAAAGTTGAAAAGTGAATAAATATGAAAAAAACTGATTTAAAGATTTAACATGCTGGCTTAAATCAAGTAACCGTCTAGGTAAACTGAAAGCTTTATCCAGTTGAACAATATAACCCTTCCCAAAGGGAGTGTAAGTACCATCTTCGTCTATCGGCAAATGGAATAGATTGGTAATCTTATATTGCTTCAAATTATCATTGAAATTTTTAATTTCTTGTTCTGTAGCACCCCCTTTTAAAAGTTGTGCTTCATATTTTTCTAAACTAAAAATTGGTGCTAAAAGACAATCTAATGGAATTTTTCTCGTATTAGCAATATCAATATCACAAGTATTGCTTAATACAATACATTTAGGTGCATTTGTCGTACTAAACTGATTATTTAGCCAATAAGGAAAAGGAATATTGCTTACAATATCCCCTTGTAAAAAGTAATCATTCTTAAATGGACTAAATGGGTCTTGAGTAATTCTTTCATTCCTAGTGAATTCCCTTAAGGCTATTTCTAAATTACTTCGAGTTGCATCAGTTAAGTAATCAGGAAGTAATCGAGAAAAATTATCAGTAGCAACCACTCTAAGACCCTATTTAATCAAAACAAATCTAGTAAATTATCTGACAAGATTCTAGCAAACTTTTCATCTAAAGGTTTTGAATCTTTAGAAATATTTTCAAAAACTTGAAGCATTAAATCATCAATCATGTATGCTTCAAGCTCATTAGTTTGTAAAAATGAACTAGGAGTATGAGAGGTCTTGCCGAAATTTATCTGACATCCTCTAATATGACCAGTATCTAAATTAGGAATTGCCTTAGCGTTAGCACTAACACACCCACTACTTAACACTGTAGCAATTACAATTCCACTTAAGGTAGGCGAAATTGTTTTTCTAAATTTTAAATTACTCATAACCACCTCCAGACTTTATTATTGTTTATAAATTGCAGTATAGCTTTGATTTGCTTTAATGTGTAAATTTTCCATAATTTCCTTAAATTCAATATCCGAATTTTCCAAACTCTTAATTCCAGAATTATGAATTACATCAATAACAAATAAGGTTCCATATAATCTTCTAATTTTACTCTCAGAATCATTAAAGTTCTCAAGATTTACATGTGATGAAATTTCAGTCAAGCATGTGAAATCTTCTTCTTTGTCTTCTGTTTGTAAGGTTATTTTGGTATTTCCATCAGGGCGTGAATCCCCTAATTGTATTGACAGTCGCAGATCATCCAATGCTGATTCTTTTGGGATTAAGTTTGTATATTTAAGTGAAATTCTTAAGATATCCAAAATCTTATTTTTTTTCTTAAGGATTTCAATAAATTTCAAAGGAAACACTTTGAAGTCTTCCCAGCCATCATATTGAGAATCTAAAGTATTCTTCAATACAACCAACCCACCATCGGATATTAAAAGCGAAAATGATGGATAGTTAATTCTATATGAAGGCACATAGTACAACTCAGGCTGACTTTTTTTAATTTCAGGAGGTATCTGCAATCCATCAGCATTAAAAATACTTGACTGATTTTCAAATGTATTGTTTACAGCAATCAATAATTCTGTAGCAAAATTAATTGATGGTTTAAACCTTACTTCGAAAACCACCTCTACCAAAGGGATGGATGACATGAAATTACCTTTAAAATTCATTCTTAATACTATGCGAACTTAATAAAAACCTAAAAAGTTCTCAGAGAAGAAATAGCTAGAGTAGCTTTTAGACCATATTACGCAATATTAGACATTAATAAAATCAGTGTCAACTTTAATAAACTTATAAAGTCAACAGATAACAATGTACAAAGCGTTAAATACTGTCGTGTAGCATCATCAATAAGTTAACGATCAACAGATCGGTTAACCTTCCCACACTTCCGACATTCTCTCACCGTGAAGAAATCTGAATATTCCCAAACGTGACGACAGAAGATTTGTTTGATTCGGAGCATGTTGTTCTCCTTGAAATCTGGCACGCCATGTAGGACTCGAACCTACAACCATTGGTATAGAAAACCCATGCTCTATCCAATTGAGCTAATGGCGCAAAAAAGGCGCTGTTACGCACCTTTTAATTTTATTATGACCTGCAGTCTATTTTTATGCTAAAGCTAAGCGTTTCATGGCTTTTCTCCCATTATTCGCTTGTGCACGTCACAAGCACCTTTATAAAATTTAGACATAAAAAAAGACGCCTAAGCGCCTTAATTTTAAATACGGGATAATCCCTTATTTAATCTGCCTTGCCAGCTTCTCAGCCTCGACAAACGCATCATGAAAACTTACTTTATCTGAAAACCAAAACTTATAAGTCTTGTCGCCAATTACGATTGACTGTTGAAAGTAATCATTCGGGCTTTTCTCTACAACTTGACCGTTCTGTTCGCCACCGATGCAAATATTCATGTGTTTTCCTATTTATCGGTGGGAGTGTAGCACTTTTGGTTGGTATGAAATGTAAAAACCCACCTTACGGTGGGCTTATCGTCTTTGCACAGAACGAATGATCAATTTAAAACCTAACGACTAAATAAGATGTTAACCAGATCACAATAAAAATATACTATGCAAATTTGGTTGTTGCAATATTCGTAGATAAATTTTAAGCAAAAAAATACCCATGTATTGGAATAGATGGGTATATGAAATTTAAACTGTGTGGATTACCATAACTTCGTCCACTATAACAGAAATATGCCATATTGCGTCTAGACAGTCAACTCACCACACGATTAATGCGAAGTATATTTTCCATATTTAAATATGCGATAGGCTGTAGATAATCAGTCAAACTAGAGATATTCGAATAATTATTTTCAACCTCAAAATACAAATAACCAAAATTGTCAAACATAAAATTGCTAGTCAATTTCTTTAATGGAAAGTTACCATCATTATACTCGGCAATAATAAAGCGATATGTCACTTCACCACATGTAATCACAATCTTAGTTTTTTTCATGTAGAACACTTTAAATTTAAATTCTTAATCTTTTATCATGCCCAGCTAAATAAAATCTAGCACAACTCACCATAATTGCAGCTTGAGCCTTAGATTGATTAGTAATTGAAGCTACAGCGCTAAGACCTCTATTTTCAACTTTATTTTTAACCAAGCACATCAATGCAAACTTAGTTGTAAAGTCTACATTTTCGCTATTGAATACGCTTCTCAGCAATGCCTGTACCTGCTCTGCCTCAAAGTCACTTATCTCACAACGGATATAACACTTCGAGTTACGTGGCGTTTTATCTGCTTCACGAATCAACCAATAGATCTGATTTACATGCAATCCGTCAGGCAATTCACCACCTTTCAAACGAGCGGTTTCACACCAAGCACCAAATTGCTCAAGCCATCCATCAATTGTGTATTTAGACCAATCCATAATTCTCACCGCTGCGTTCATAATTGCCCCTTAAACTTTTAACTTCTTAATCGCTTCTTCAATCCAACCAACCACAATCCCTTTCTCAACTTGCTCTGTAGTACCTCGAATCACTACCCATCCAAGGATTGCTGCTGCGCTGTATTTCTCACAATCTGCTGAATAGCCTTTGCCTCTTGTGTGCCGACCACCTGAGAACACCCCTCCTTCAACTTCAACAAGGATTGGATAGCCCTCAATGCGAAAATCAGCTTTCCACTTCCGCTCAGGATGAAACTTAAACTCTTGCACATATTCAATCTTCAAAGCGTCTAGGTGACGGCATAAGAGCCGTTCACCTAATGATGGTTCATGTTTCTGTCTTGGCTTGAGGATTGACCTAGCAACAGGCTTCGACTGCGTTTGCCACCCTTTAGGAATTTGCATTGTTGCCTCTCAAAGCTTTTATCGCCAAATAACAAGATTGATCCGTTCCCTTATTTCGAACATCATTAAGATGATTTAGAGCTGCTTCAATCCGCTTATCTTTATCTTTCAATTCAGAATCATTTAGATTAATAACTGACTCTAAACGCTCAATTGTCTTCGTATCACTTTCAGCAACTTCTTTTAAAATTTGATTCTGTGATGAAAGCTCATCAACCTCAGCCTGTCGGGATTGCTCTCGACTCAACCAAGCCCACCAAGCAAAAGTGCGGCAGTAGTTGTCACCACCAGCACGATGATACTGCCCTTCACTTTCCCACCATTGATCAAATTCATCAGCCCAAATTGCTTGCTGATCTAGTTCGGCTTGGGTGTATGGTTTGCACTTATCCATGACGTTCTGCCTCCTTATTCGCCTCAAGCCATTGGCTCATCATGTAATCAATTTCTTTCCAGTTATCTGCATGGCGTTCAATAAGGCTGAATGCGACACCACCTGACATTCCATTCCAGTCTTGAGTAAGTTCTTCTTTGCGATCATCTGTGAGTTCAGGTGATTTAAATGCATCAAGAAAACTATCTATTTCTGCACCAATGTCTGTGGTGTCATGTTTTGCAATGGCAGTGCGGAGGTTGTCTAATACAATCTGTCTATCAGACTTGTTTTGCTCACCAGCGCTATAGACACCAAACTTACCTTTTGCAATAGGCCAATAGATCACTGCATTGCTTGGTGCGCCTGTAATGATCTCTCTCGCCTTCTCAATCCCGCCTACATTCTCAATCAAGTTTTCAGAGTTGTTTATGGTTGTCATAGTGCCACCTTAAATAATTCTTTTGCTTTGTCGGTTGGTTCGTAAAAGATCGTTGTGTTATATCCATTACGACGTTTGCTTTTAATAAATCCTAGCTGTTCTAAATCTCTTAAATATCGTTGTGCTGTTCTGATTTCTTTATCCAAAACTTTTTCTGTAATGTCGTATCGGTTTACTGCACGAGAATTGAATGTGATGAAAATCAAAACACTCAACATTTAATCAAAGCATTCGGTGATTTTTCTCATACCCCACCCCCTACGCTTTCAACGTCTGCGATGGCTGTTCTCAAATCCTCAATAAGAATTATTTTCCCTCGCATTTGAAGAAATTTAAGCTCTTTTGAAAACTCATAAACTTGTTTAGCTCCATCCAAGTCGTAACCAATAAATTCCACCAGCTTCCAACTCTCAACAAGGCGTTTTAAATCGTCATAAACATACAAAATACTTCGAGTGCCATTTTTTTCTTGGTGCTCTAAATCATTTTTGGCAACTTCCCACCCAAATTTCCTAACAAACTCAACCGCATTCATACCGACTCCCTCCGCAAAAGAATCTGACTAATGCAATCGAATCTCGCCCAATCTTCTTCCCATAGAGCTAAATTCAATTCATCAACAAGCCAAGGTGTTGACATGAAATTTAAAAATATTTTTGGTAGTTTCATACCAGCTCCCCTTGCATCATTGCGTAATATTCAGGACTTAAATCTGCAAATGTTGAGCGAGCTAAGTCAGTTGCTAATTTCACTGTTCCAGTTGACCCATTACGTGCTTTACCAATAATGATTTCAGCCGTTCCAGCCTCTTTAGATTCCTTGTTGTAAACCTCATCACGGTAGATAAACATGATGATGTCTGCGTCCTGCTCTAAATCGCCTGACTCCTTTAAATCAGCGTTTACAGGGCGCTTGTTTGGTCTGTTTTCAAGGTTTCGATTTAATTGAGCCAAAGCAAATACTGGGCATTCAAAATCACGAGCAATCTTTTTCAATTCCCCTGAAATCTCACCAATATCTTTGTCAGAGCGACCATAATTGTTTTTAGTGAGTGGAGTTACACGCTGGATATAATCAACAAATATCGCCCCGACTTTTCCATATTCAGCTTGTACTTTTCGTGCTGATCTACGGATCGTTGAAGTCGTTGAACGAGCATTGTCATCAATCATCAAAGGTGCTTTTTCTAAGATCATTGCAGCAGTATTGATCTTTCCACAGTCCTCAATTTGAGCCTTGCCGCTTAAAACTTTACGCAATTCAATCTGACCAATGCCACTAATCATCCGCTGTGCAATCTGCTTACCTGACATCTCGATTGAAACAAACAACACTGGTAAACCTTGATTGACCATCATGTCTGCTGCAAAGTTCTGAGCGAGTGTGGTTTTACCCATGCTTGGGCGTGCACCGATGATGACTAAATCACCTTTGCCAACCTCACCTAGCTTGTTATCCAATTCACAGAAGCCAGTACGAATACCGCCATCAAATGCCGTATTGTTATGCAAAGCTGTATGACGCTCTAAAAACTCCTTAATTGCGTCCTTAGAGAACTCATGAGCATGTTTAAGGCGATTGTCCACCGAACCTGTTTCTAAGCCACTGACGAGAGCCTGTGCACGATTTAAGGCGGTTTCTGATGTGTACGAAACCATATCCAACGCCAAAGTGCCGATTTGTTTACTCACATCCTGAATTTTTCTGCGTGTCGCAAAATCTTTGAGTTTTTTAAGGTGTGTTGGTAAAAGCGAATGAGGGCAGTAACAACCCATCAAATTGAGAATGAATTTTTCATCAACCGCATTGACTTCAACCGCATTAGCACGAATCAATTCCCAAATCATCACCTGGTCATACGCTTCGCCTTTCACAAACTGCGATTTCACATGAGACCAAATAATTTGATGTTGAGCTGCGTAGAAATCACTTGAATCAATCTGCTCGATGTACTCATCCATGCCTTGCTCAGTACCGATCACTGTAGACAAAATCGCTTGTTCAACAGGGATAGAAAATAATTCAATCATTGGTCCATCCCCTTGAATGATTTGCGTACGCCTTTGAATTCTGCGCTTGGTGCTTGCTGTGGTTGTTCAGGTTGAGAAACTTCGATGTACTCAGGATGTAATTTCACATGACGTTCAAACTTGTCAGAAATCCAATTTGCAAACTTGTAGAGTTTTTTTGCATCAGACAAAACTTGACCATCGAAATGAGCGTTGAATGCTCCAAGCTCAAATTCAAAACTTGGTAATCCAAAAATGAATTTTAAATTTTGACCATGACCCTTTTGCTGAAGAACTCCGATCAACTGATTTTGATCTGGAATCCACTCGTGTTGACAAGAGAGATTCATTGGGAGATTCCCTGAGAGATTCTGTGTACCGTTTTTGGTACTGCAAAATGGGAAATTTGGTACTGGTTGATGGGAATTTTGGTACTGGTTACCCTCTTCACCTATCCCGTTTTTGGTACTGGTTGGTTGGTCTGGTGTACCGTTTTTGGTACTGTTAGAATCATCTTCACCAGTACCGTTTTTGGTATCGCTTGGGGTGTTTTGCGGTTCATCGTGGCGACCATAAACACCGACCAATTGATAAACTTTTACACCTTTTCCACGCACTTCACCTGTGTGAAAAATGAATCCTAATTTTTGTAAATCATCCAAAGCCTTCATCACGGTTTTGCGATCAAGACAGGTATCTTTAGATAATCTTGAGATGCTCGGGAAGCACTTATGATCATCCCCAGCACGATCAGCAAGGCTTAGCAGAACAACACGACGAGGAGCAGTCTTAACATCAGCACGCCATGCCCAATTCGTTGCATCAATGCTCATGCGCTTGCCCCTTGTATAAATGCCCATAGTTCAGCCTTTGCAACTGCCACAGACTGAGCAGTCGGAAGTGAGCGCTTTTCAGCGTGTTCTTCGACTGCCTTTTGAAATAAATAAATCTTTCGCTGTAGCTCAATGTCTGTTAAAATTTTATGCATATTCATTTCTACCTCGTTATGAATTACTAACCACTCCAGTTACTGCTGAAGTGGTTTTTTAATACCCAAATTCCGCCAATCGTGGTGCGATAGACGCAAATTGATAGTCGTTAACATCACCAGAATGTGTAATTTGCATTCGAGCTAAAAAGAAAATTGCTTCCACGAACTTCCTCTCATAACACTCGTAAGTTTCTGGAATAACTTGAACTCCAAGTTTGTCCAACATCACGCAAATAGTTTCAAGATCAGTCAAGCCATTGTTTTTACGATCATTCTTAAACTTAGATAGCCAAGATGCGTCTAATCCTAATTCGTCTGCAAGTGTGCTGTTAACTATCACTGCAAGTCGTTGCAAGATCTGTGTGTGGGTATTTCTGGCTCTTGCGCTTAATTCAATTGATACTTTGCTCATGGTGGTTCCTAGGCTGCATTAGTCTTTCTAAGAAAGAAGTCAAA